TTGATGGAACGGAACTAGAAAAAGAGATATTGAAGATTTCCTATCTTCATGGTAAGTATCTCAATATCATGTCTCACCATCGTGTGCTATTCCATAAAATGGAAGCGGACTATAAGATGATGAAAGGCCTGCGTGAGGACTACTATCAAGGTCACCTAACGAAGGAGGAGATGGAGGAGCGAGGATGGGAGCCTATCCAGCACGTTCTGTCTAACCCTCAGGTGGCCCGTAAACTAGATACTGATAGTGAGTTAAATAAACTGTTACTTAAACGTGTCGCTCATGGTGAGATTGTAGAATACTGCCAAGATGTTCTAAAGTCTCTAAACTCACGGACATGGGATTTAGGTAACGTTATCAAATACCGTCAGTTGACAGGAAAATAATGCATCTTGTTATTACCAATGCGAATGAATCCTATATCAAGGTTCAATGTGATGAAAGTGTAGCATGGGAACTCCGTGACGCCTTCTCATTCAGACCACCTGGATTCCAGTTTGTTCCATCCTATAAGCAAAAGTTATGGGATGGATACCTAAGACTATTCAATCCGCTATCAAGACAAATGTACCGTGGTCTAGCACCACAGGTAATGGCATGGGCCACCAAAAGAGGCTATACATACTCATATGAAGATGAGGATTATGATACATCGTTTTCTGTAGAGGAAGCAAATGAATTTATTGAAAAACTCAATCCCAAGCATATGCCTAGAGATTATCAGGTCAACTCTCTCGTTCACGCAATACGTTCTAAGCGTCGTATTGTGTTGTCTCCTACTGGTTCAGGCAAGTCTTTGCTTCTTTACATGGTCTCTATGCATCTCCTTACTAAAGGGAAAAGAGGTCTTATCATCGTTCCTAGGTCGGCCCTTGTAGAACAATTGTATTCAGATTTTGAGGACTATTCTACAAAGAATGGTAAAGACATGGAGAAGTATTGTCACCGTGTCTATTCAGGTAAAGATAAGGTAACAAACAAACCAATCATGATATCTACATGGCAGTCACTACAAAGAATGCCTAAAGAATACTTTGAACAGTTTGACTATGTTATCTGTGACGAGGTGCACCAAGCGCAAGCCAAGTCACTAACAGAAATCGTGGGTAAATGCACCAAGGCAGAGTATCGTCTTGGTGTTACTGGTACACTTTCCGGTGCCAAATCCCATGAATGGCAGTTGATAGGTCTTTTTGGTCAAATCTATAAGGCCACATCATCTGCCGAACTCATGGCTAAAAAGCAATTGGCAGAGTTAACCATTAAATGCCTATTGCTCAAGTATAGCGATGAGGAATGTCGGTATATGAAGTCTGCATCCTACAAAGATGAGATTGATTACATCGTCAGTAACAAGGAAAGAAACAACTTTATTTGTAACCTAGCATTATCATTAGAAGGCAATACGCTGTTGCTGTTCAACTATGTTGATAAGCATGGTAAAGTCTTATATGAAATGCTGCAACAGAAGGTAAAGAATGGCCGAAAGGTGTTCTTTATACACGGAGGAACTGATGTCGAAGATAGAGAATCAATTCGTAAAATCGTTGAAAGCGAGCAATCTGCCATTATTGTTGGGTCCGTTGGTGTTCTTAGCACTGGCACTAACATCGTGGCCTTGGATAACGTCATATTTGGATCTCCTTCCAAGTCCAAGATTCGTAACCTACAATCAGTCGGTAGAGGCCTTCGGGTTAGTGAAACAAAAAAATCCGCCACCCTCTATGACATTGCCGACGACTTTAGCTGGAAGTCCAAAGAAAACTTTACCCTTAAACATTTCTTTGAACGAATCAAAACCTACAGCGAAGAACAGTTCAAGTTCAAAATCTATAAAATCTCAATGAAGGGATAAAACTTGTATTACATTTATGCATACTTAAGACAAGACGGAACTCCTTACTATATTGGAAAAGGTAAGGACAATCGTGCTTGGGATAAGTCTATGCATAAAATAACACATACTCCTGATAATGAGCGCATAGTCATCATGGAGACTAACCTCACTGAAATAGGCGCTTTAGCTTTAGAGAGGTTTTACATTCGTTGGTATGGACGCAAAGATACTGGAACTGGAATCTTGCGTAATCTTACTGATGGTGGTGATGGTGTATCAGGAAGAGTATGGGTTCCTACTGATGAAACAAAAGAAAAAATGAGTCAGTCGAAGATGGGTAATACTAATGCTAAAGGCAACAAAGGACTAAAGAAACCTGCTATAGGTGACGCTCTAAGAGGAAAAAAGAGATTATCCTATAAGAAGCGTGTAGGTAAACCAAGAGGTCCTTACAAAACAAAAGTGAAAGGTTAGATTATGGAAGATGTGCAACCATTAGCAAAGTTCATTCGTCTGACGAATGGTGATGACTTGATTGCCGATGTGGTGGAAACAGAGGATGAAGATGGAATACTATATACTGTTTTCAATCCTCTGAGAGTTGTATATATAGATTCAGAGAGAGAAGGTTATACTGCTATAGCTTTTTCTCACTGGGTCTTTAGTGGACTATGTGATCAACAGGAGTTTGTTATTCATGCGGAAGATGTCATGTTAATTGCCGACCTTTCCGAGAAGATGAACAAACATTATTGGGATTATCTTGAACGGGATAATGATAATAAAGAAAAGTCTCGAATGGATAAGATCAAAGAAGCTGCTGATATCGGATATGATGAAGATTTGTATTCTATGGAAAAGAAAGTGTATCACTAATGGTCGATAAGAACAAGTATATGGACCTCGAAGGAGCGGATGATTTTGGTTTCACTTTTGAGGAAGAACCTGATCTAGCACCAATCACGGACGAAGTAGCCGACCTAAAAGAACGGTTACAGGCTATCAGGAGAATATATCTTCCTTTACTACAGAACCTATCAAAGAATGCCGACCAACCTATCATCAAATGGCCGGATCGTGGTCCTGTGCTTAAGAAGCAGATTGATAAACTGGTGATGCTAACGGAACCAGGATTTGATATTCCAGTTAAGTAGTTGCTTCGCAACTGTCTCGCTTCGCTCGACGGTTGCATTTGGTAGGCAGTTTACTTGGCTGGGGTGGTTACTGCAAAGCAGATTATACACAGATTCCGGAACCTGTCAAGCCATAAAATGCCATTTGACAAAACTTTTTTTATGGTGTATAATGAACAAAATTACAAAAGGTGTATAGTATGGCCAAGAAGAAAAATCACTATGTTGATAACGAGCGTTTCTTAGCAGAGATTGTCGAATACAAGAAGAAATGTAAAGCGGCAGAAGCCGAAGGCAAAGAGAAGCCTCGTGTATCTGAATACATAGGAAAGTGTATCTATCTTATTGCCGAGAACTTGGCACATAAGCCCAGGTTCATGAACTATTCCTATGTTGATGAAATGAAATCAGATGCCATTGAAAACTGCCTAATGTATTTTGACAACTTTGACTCGGACAAGTATAGCAACCCATTTGCTTATTTCACCCAGATCATCTATTATGCCTTCCATCGCCGTATTAACAAGGAAGAAAAGAATAGATATGTAATGTATAAGAAGTTTCAGGAAAGTGTTTTAGATTCCTGCGTTTCAGATTTGATGCTTGATAATGACGGCAATCATATGATACCCACTACAATGTATGATAACATTAATGACTTTATAGATAGGTTCGAGAAACGAGAAGAAGATAAGAAAGCCAAGCGCAAAGAGAAAAAAGAGGGACTTGAAAAGTTTGTAGGAGAGGATGATGAAGGAAGAGAATCAGTTTGATGTACCATTTCAGGTGCAGACACTAATCACAACATTGAAAGATAAGAAGGAACGAGTTCATATTCGTGGCAACTATCGTATGCGATTAGACGGCATACGTAAGGCCATTGATAAGGCTATTACTGATTATGATGTTGAGATGGGTACGGTTCCTTCCAAAACAAAGAAGGTACCAAGATAATGGATATAGATGATTTTGTCAAAGAGGTAGACCAGAATATAGAATGGTTCTGTGATAAGGTAGTAGAACCTGTTCCTTTAGATAAGCAAAGCAAAGAGAAGATCATGAAGCGTATGATCACCTTAGGATGGCTTCGTCAATCGGAATACGAAACTTACAATGAAGCTACCAAAGAAGATTGACGAAATCATTTTTATGGTATATACTATATCATTGAACTTGTTAATAGACTTTAAGGATTGGGTATGGCAAAGATTGCGATGGTAACTGATACACATGCCGGGGTCAGAAATGACAACCCGGCATTTCAGTTGTATCAGAAGCGTTGTTGGAAATGGTTCTTTGATTATATCGATGAACATGATATCAAGAATATTATTCATCTTGGTGATATGTATGACCGCCGTAAGTATGTGAACTTCATGTCCGCCAAGCGCCTGCGTGAGGACTTCTTTGAACCTTTAGCCGAACGAAACATTGAAACTCATATCATCGTCGGCAATCATGACATGTATTACAAAGATACCCACGAGGTCAATGCCCTTGAGGAAGTGGTGCGTGGTAAGTATGACAATGTTCATATCCATTCTGTTCCTCAAGTAATCAATGTCGGTGGTATTGACATTCAAGTTATCCCCTGGATTACAGAAAGTAACAAGGTAGTCTCCCTTGAAGCAATCACAAAACCTAAAGCAAGTATCCTCATGGGTCACCTTGAGTTGAATGGCTTTACTATGCACAAAGGTCAAATCTCTGACCACGGAATGGATCGTAATGTTTTTGATAAGTTTGATAAGGTTTACTCAGGCCACTATCATCACCGTAGCACTATTGGTAATGTATCCTATATTGGCGCTTTTGGTGAATACACTTGGGCTGATTACAACGATCCCCGAGGTTTTTCGGTGTTTGACACGGAAACATCTGTTCTAGAGTTCATTCAAAGTCCTTATCGTATGTTTAGGATTGTTAAGTATGATGATGTTGCTGATCCTAATATTGTAGAAAGAATACAGAAAACGGACTTTAGTAAGTTCAAAGATTGTTACATCAAGTTGGTTGTCGTCAACAAGTCTAATCCTTATGCGTTTGATTTGTTGTTTGACTCCATGTATAAGGCAGGTCCTCTTGACATTCAAATTGTAGAGGATGCTTCCGTTCTTATCGAAAGTGAAGAAGATTTGGAGGTAGACGAGGCAGAAGATACAGCAACTATCCTAAGAAAGTATGTTACAGGACTCACGTTGCCTGTTGACTCTGACAGAATGAAAGAATTTATGATAGATATATATAATGAGGCCCTACAAGTTGAAACTGTATAGAGAGGTTTGATATGATTAAAAAACATGCGCCTTGGTTGCTGTTCATTCTCGTTGCCATTGGTTTGGTAGGAATGATTTGGAGTGAACCAAAGAAAAATGCCGTGAGTGAAATCGGTTACTCTGACTTTATTGCTCAGGTTGATGCAGGCAGAGTTCATGATGTTACTATTATTGGTTCTGATGTTCATGGTCACTACATGGATAACAGAACGTTTACGACGACTGTTACTGGTGTCGGAAGTCTACTACCAAGACTTGAAGCCCACAAAGTAAACATTACAGTTAGAGAAGAAGGACAGAATGGCTTTTGGCTAAGTCTGTTTATCAATCTTCTTCCTGTTTTCCTATTCTTTGGTCTATGGCTTATGCTATCACGCCGTGCAGGCGGTGGTGCTGGTGGTGTTATGGGTCTAGGTAAGTCAAAGGCAAAACTTCTTACAGAAAATAGCACTAAGATAACATTTGATGATGTTGCTGGTGTAGATCATGCTAAAGAAGATTTGCAGGAAGTTGTAGAGTTTCTACAAGATCCTCATAAGTTTGAAAGACTAGGTGGTAAGATTCCAAAGGGTGTTCTACTCGTTGGTCCTCCTGGTACTGGTAAGACATTGCTTGCTCGTGCCGTTGCAGGTGAAGCAGGTGTTCCATTCTTTAGCATTTCAGGTTCAGACTTCGTTGAAATGTTTGTTGGTGTTGGTGCCAGCCGTGTTCGAGATATGTTTGAACAGGCAAAGAAGAACGCACCATGCATTATCTTCATTGACGAAATCGATGCCGTTGGTCGTTCAAGAGCAAATGGTATCTCTGGTAATGATGAAAGAGACCAGACACTAAACGCTATGCTAGTTGAAATGGATGGCTTTGAAACAAACGAAGGCATCATTATCGTAGCAGCAACAAACCGTGCTGACGTTCTAGATAAGGCTCTATTGCGTCCAGGTCGTTTTGATAGACAGATTCAGGTTCCTAATCCAGACTTTGTTGGTCGTGAAAAGATTTTGAAAGTTCATACTCGCAAGGTGCCAATTGGTCCTGATGTCGATCTAAAGACTGTAGCAAAGGGAACACCAGGCTTCTCTGGTGCCGATCTTGCTAATCTTGTTAATGAAGCCGCTCTATTGGCAGCAAGACGTTCAAAGCGTATTGTTACTAAGATTGAGTTTGAGGATGCTCGTGATAAGATCCTAATGGGACCAGAGCGCCGTTCATTGATGATGACTGACGAAGAAAAGAGAATGACTGCCTATCATGAAGCTGGTCATGCTCTCGTTTCTCTTAACATGCCAGGTTCTACACCTATTCATAAGGCAACAATCATTCCACGTGGTCGTGCGCTAGGCATGGTTCAGTCTCTACCAGAACGAGATAAAATCTCCATGCACTATGAAGAAATGATTGCCCAGCTTGCTATGGCTATGGGTGGTCGTGTAGCAGAAGAAATGATCTTTGGAACAAACAAGGTATCATCTGGTGCATCTGGTGATATCCAGCAGGCTACACAGTTGGCTCGTGCTATGGTTACCGAATATGGTTTCTCTGACGTTCTGGGAAGAATGGCATATGCAACTCCTAATGCTGATATGTTCCATGCTCCTAAGATTGCCGAGTCAACACAGAAGGTTGTTGATGGTGAAATCCTACGTTTGGTTGAGGAAGGATATAATACTGCAAAGAAAATCCTCACAAAGAACAAAAGAGACCTTGACACACTAGCACAAGGTCTGATAGACTATGAAACTCTATCAGGTGATGAAATCAAGGATCTTTTAGAAGGTAAGATTCCAACGAGGGACTATTGATATGACCGAAGAAGATAAGCTAATGGAAAGTATAGAAAAACTGGGTATGGAAGAAGGCACTAAACACTTGTCTTTTGATGAAAGAAAGAAGATGTGTATAGAAAGATTGAGTTTTGCGGATAAGTTCAAAATTCTTGAAGAAAAGGTCAAAGAAGGATTGATTGGTGAAGAAATCGCCATAGGACTTTTTGGTAAAAGAAAAGCCAAAGAACTATTGGGTAAAGTAACTAAACACTAACGGTAATACATGCTAACTTTTCATTATGTCAAGTGGAAGAACTTTCTGTCCGCCGGTAATCAGTGGACAGAAATCTCTTTAGATACACACAAGAATACCCTTATTATGGGACACAATGGGTCGGGGAAGTCAACCTTCCTCGACGCATTGACTTTTGCTTTGTTTGGCAAGCCGTTTCGTAAGGTGAGCAAGGGTAATGTGGTCAACTCTATCAACAATAAGAATTGTATGGTAGAGATTGAGTTTACCATAAACAATAAGAAGTATAAAGTCATTCGTGGTGTCAAGCCTAATGTGTTTGAAATCTACTGTGAAGGCACCATGGTCAATCAAGATGCATCTGTTAAAGACTATCAAGATCACCTTGAAAAGTTCATTCTAAAGATGAACTATAAGTCCTTTACACAGATTGTTATTCTTGGTTCGGCCTCATTCACTCCGTTCATGCAGTTATCACCTAACGACCGTCGTGCCGTTATCGAGGAGTTGCTGGACATTCAAATCTTTTCTGCTATGTCAACGGTAGCCAAGAACCGACTTCAATTGAACAAAGAAGGTTTGGAGAAGAACCGTATTGTATTGACAAGCAAGGAAGAGAATAAGACTTACATTGAACAGACATTAGAATCCTTACGTGCTAACAGTGAGGAGAAGTTAAAAGAACTTGAAGCAAAGAAAGAGAACTTAGAACTTGACCTTAAAGCTGCCGAGGTCGGAGTTGGTAATCATAAAGCATTGCTTGAGAAGGCAATGGAAGAGGATTTGGACCTTACATCACTAAAGTCAAAGCATTCCAAACTCATTGGCTTCAAGGCCAAAATGGAGAACAATGTTGAACGTTTACGCAAAGATAATTCGTTCTTTGAGGAGAATGATACTTGTCCTACTTGCCGGCAAACTATTGGAGAATCATTCAAGAGTGAGACGGTTTCAGCTAACACTAAAAAGATTACAGAGATTGAGGACGGACTAAATAAAGTTACCGACCAGATAGACTTGGTTCTATCAGACATAGAGAAAATTGATGAAGTTCTCACAAAGATCAACGAACTTAAAATGGGTCTTTCATCTGCTAAGTCTTCCTATAACAATACTGCTAATAATCTGCGTCAAGTTGTTGAGCAGATTGAATCCTTCATGGGCTCAGATAAAACCACCCAAGAGTCAGAACGACAACTCGAAACAGTTCAACATGATATTTCCGCCCTCCAAACGGAGAAGGAGACCCTTCTAGATGAAAGACAATACATTGATCTTGCCACCACGTTGCTCAAAGACGGAGGAATCAAGACGAAGATTATTAAACAATATCTTCCTATCATCAACAAGCACATCAACAAATACTTGGCAAAACTGGGTTTCTTTGTCAACTTCAATATTAACGAATCCTTTGAAGAATCCATCAAGTCAAGATACAGAGACGAGTTCTCATATCACAACTTCTCCGAAGGAGAGAAGTTAAGAATTGACTTGGCTATTCTTCTGACATGGAGACAGATTGCCAAACTCAAGAATAGTGTGAATGTTAATATACTTGTGTTCGATGAAATCTTAGATCGTGCTATGGACACATCTGGTATTGATGAGTTCATTCGTATCATGTGGGATCTTGGTCATGAAGGCACCAATGTCTTTGTTATCTCTCACAAGGATACAATGGTCGATAAGTTTCAAAGAACACTACAGTTTCAAAAAGTAAAGAACTTTAGTATCATGACAAAGGATGAATAGTATGTGTGCAGTCTCTATGGTTACAGATTACTGGCAAAAGAATGACCAGTGGAAGTATAACGGTATTCCTAGTATTCCTGGTACTCCTGGTGTAGGTTTTCCAACAGGTGGATTGAATTACAATCCAGTTTCAAGAGCCGAGTTCGAACAGCTCCGTAAGGAAATGATGGAACTTAAGGAATTGCTTAAAGCCGCTAAGGCATATGACGATCTTACCAATCAGCATAAGTGCGAGAAGGAAGAGAATGTTAAAGTTCTTAGACGAATTGCTAAGGCATTAGATGTTAATCTTGATGATATCTTTGAGGAGAAAAGTGAATGATCACCTACGTTTATAACACACAGTATGGTTACCAGTCATATAACGTTGATAGCCTATGGCAGGGACTATCACAAATGGGTTGGTAATGAACTTCCTTTTCTATCAAGAATGGACCAACAAGAGAGTCAATAGAATTGTTGATATCTTTGGTGCAAGCTGGTTCAATGATAAAACTGTTCTTGAGTTAGGTGCGGCACACGGTGATATCGGTATTGAGTTATTGAAACTTGGTGCCGATGTTACTTTTTCCGATGCTCGTTATGAACACTTGAATAGTATTGGTGATAAGTTAAACGAGTTTGCTTTTATGCCAAAGACCCAACTTATCGACCAAAACAAGCCATATGAAATGGGCAAAAAGTTTGATTTGGTTCTACACCTTGGTGTCCTGTATCATATCGAAAACTGGAAACAGGACTTGGAATGTGCCCTCAATCACACCAATACCATGATACTTGAAACAATGGTATCTCCATCAAAAGTAACAGATCATCCGATATACGGCACCTATAAGTGTAAGAGTCCTAACTTAACGCAAGAGTTAATAGAAGGTCATCTTACCGATCTTGGTTGTAAGTTCATTCGTTATGATACGGCAGAACTTGATTCTGTCGGACAATGGTTGCAGCCCGATATCAAAAACAACCACTTCTATAGTTGGAATGAAAACTGGATTCCAATAAGACACACAAATCCAATGGACATGAACCACTATAGAAGATTTTGGCTTGTTCTAAGATGATACTTGAAATAGGCACAACCAAAATACTTAAGACAAGTTATCCTACCAATGAGTTATATGAAACTGTAATAGACAAGATCAAAGTCATAACAAGTCAGCCAAATAACTTTCCTGGCTTCATTGCTAATGGTAGTTGCTCGTTTCATAACAAAGACGGTGATGGTAGAAAGTTATATGAATGGAAAGAGTTTAAAGACTTTATACCGTTCCTTAAACAGAATGTTAGAGATTACCTTGAAAGTATCTCTATACAGGAACAGGATGCTCCAATAGCAGGTATGTGGGCTAACAGATACCCACCTGGAACATTCGTAGCAAGACATAATCATAACGACCTGAATAGGCATAAGACCTTAATCATCGGCGCTCTCTTTTACCTAAAGACACAAAGGAACGCTGGTGAATTAGTTATTGACATTCCGAACTATGGCGAGTATAATGTCAGTATGAATGAAGGTGACATTGTGATATTCCAATCTTCCTTAGATCACTGGACTACACCAAACAACAGTGACAGTGATAAGTATGTTATCGGATTGGAACTTGTCGTTGGTATGGAAGGAAAGAAGTTAGATGAAATTTAGTTATGAGTTTGTCCTTGAATGGCTATCAACAGCACTGGTTATCATCGGCGCCGTTCTAACAGCATGGAATATCTACCCAACCAACATCATGTTCCAGTTTGTAGGTAACGTTGGTTGGTTTGTTGTCGGTTATATGTGGCGCAAGTGGTCTCTAATGACCATTCAAGCGGTGATCAGTGTAATCTATATTGTCGGTCTAATCTCGAAAGGATACATTCTATGAGGTACAATCACTGGTTTTGGAACTCCTCGTTTATGAATTGTGTGGCTCGTTTCATTGTTAATGCCAACAACTTCATTTGGAGTAAGCAGTATGGAAAAAATTGATCCTCACATTACACATAACTATTCACATGAACAGATTATCAAGTTCGCTTACACACAGGAACTATATCATATCAAGAACCCAAAGTATGATAACGTCCGTGAAATTCTAGAACAGTTTATGCAGGAACGAGTAAAAGAAATCACGCAACGATGGAAATAAGAAAGAACTTCGAAACATTCAAGTCTGGTGATGTTGTAAGACTGAAACCAGGCTTTCCTTATGTCAGTCGTGACCTTCTTACAGACGAGATATATATTATAGAGAAGATGATAGCTGATGCCGGTGTTGTGACGTTGAAAGGTATGCCTTACAACAAAACATTCCCTGATGATGCATTTGAACTAATACATAATGGAGATATGAGTGGCAAAGAGCAATGAAGAACTTGAATCCGTTGAACGCCAGTGGGATCAGTTTAAAGAAACATTTGTGGCACCAGATGCACTTTCTGATGCCGAACTAAAAGCTGCTGTCATCGAGGACCTTACCAATGTGTCCAAGATGACGGTAGAAGAATATACACTTTATCAAAAGTGGCTTGAAATTCATATCAAGTATCCTACTGAATACAACGCCATGTATCAGGAACAGGTGCTTATTGATGGCTATCAAGATGTTGAAATCTTCCGTATCAAAGATAACATCTGGATTCCAGAACAGCCTGACGATTATCTAAAGCTAAAGCCAGAGTTGATCTATGCACCTGAGGACAATCAGCAGAGTGTATGGAACACCATTCGTGACTTCACTTCTACAATGAAGAATAACTCCAACATCGGACGTAATCTATCTTACATTGTGGCTGATTCGGTTTCAGGTAAGTACCTGGGTGTTATCTGTATTTCCTCTGACTTCCTCGATCTAACTCCTCGTGACAAGTATATTGGCTGGGATCGTGACGTTAAGACCAATCAAGGCATGATCAACCACACAGCCATTGGTTCTACTATCGTTCCATTACAGCCGCTTGGCTTTAACTATGTTGGTGGTAAACTACTGGCATTGATGTGTCTTACTGATAAGGTACAGGAAGATTGGAAAAGGCAGTATGGTGATACCCTTGTTGGTGTTACTACCACTTCTCTATATGGACAGAAGAAAGCTGGCGGCCTTTCACAGTATGATAATCTGAAACATTGGAAGAAGATGGGTTACACCAGCGGTTCCGTGTCCTATGAAACAAGAAAGCCAACTGTAAAGTTAATGCTTGATTGGTTGAAGAAGAACCATACAAGAAAGTATTTTGAATGGTACATTGCCAAGAACCTTGATGGCATGCCTTACAAGCGTGATCATAAGAACCGTTCCTATACTTTCATCTATTCTACACTGGACATTCCAAAGGACCTTATTCGTTCCGAACATGCTCGTGGTATCTATTTCAGTCCTTTGTATAACAACACCAATGAGTTTCTTCGTAAGGAAATCACCGAAGATAAACTTGACAAGTCTTTCGATACCAGCTATGATTATCTGGTAAATCTGTGGAAGGAAAAGTATGTAGCAAGACGGATTCGTTCCTTGAATGAACGAGGATCCTTCTCTACCGAAACTCTTTTCTATGATGACCTAATCTATATGGATTGGGAAGAAACGAAAGACAAATATCTATCTCAAGTTGGAAGATAAAATGGCACACTATGATTTGACAAGTGGTAATGTGGTGTTAACGGAACATGATGTTGCTGAAAAAATCTTTGATTGTCTCGATAAAAAGGAGTTTGTAGAGGTTATTAGTGATACTACTGAAACTGGTGTAACACTTGATATTCCAATGACAGAACTTCCTGATACACCAGGTCTTTATCTTATCTATCATAAAGGTGACTTTAACCAGTATGAATGTATGTATGCTGGTGAAGGTAACATCCGATATAGAGTGTATAGATTTGAGAAAGAACTTGCTGATAAGTCCAGAGAAGATGAAGGTCATTCTGCTGCAAAGAAAGTTAGACGCACTGGATTCATTCGTCATGGTGATCCTGTCTATGTAAAGTATATCACAAAAGCTGAAAGAGATTCGGTTGTGGTTGATACCCTTTGCAAATATTTACGATTGAAAAACATTGATGAACATATCGCACATATCGCAGGTGCCAAGTTTAACAAGAGGGTGAAAAAGGCATGAAATATACTCCGACATACTTTGACTTTGATACGTTAAAGCACCACGAGTCCATTGCGGAAATATTCCTTTTAGTGGCTGGTGTTTACATTGTGATCTATTCCGTAGCGTGGATCTTGAGTAAACTACCTGTAAGTGATTGATCCTAAACGGACTTGACAAAACGGTCCGGATTTGCTATACTTATGAAAATCGTGAAAGGATTCATATGTCTGACAAGTCTCTCCTGGCAAAACTTCTCGCCACTGAAAACATTACCATCCAGCGTAACCCGTCTCTAAAGACGGCTGCGTTTGATCTTAAGAACCGTGTCCTTATGCTTCCCGTGTGGCAGGGTATCTCTAATGACCTGGAAGATTTGCTTCTGGTTCATGAGACTGGTCATGCCCTTGATACTCCCGAAGCGGAAGTATATAAGCAAACGGCTGACGATATTGCCGCTAAAGTTTTCCCTGGTGAAAAAGTTACCGATGCTCTCCGTCGTACCGTTCAAGGCTTCTTGAATGTTATTGAGGATGCCCGTATCGATAAGCGTCAAAAGCGCCGTTATCCTGGCTGCCGTCGTAACTATCTTATTGGTTACAAGGAACTTGCCGAACGTGACTTCTTCGGCACGGCTAAACGTGATATCAATACTATGAACTTTATTGACCGCTTGAATATGTATTTCAAGGGTGGTAACGTTCATATGAACTTGACTTTCTCTACCGAAGAAAAGGTTATGCTTCGCAAGGTTGAACTTGCTGAAACTTGGGCAGAGGTTGTTTCTATTACAGAAGAAATCTATACCTACTGTAAGAAGAAACTTGAAGAACAAAATGAAATGGCTCTTACCTTAACCGCAGGAGAAGATGATGCTGACATTGATGGTGATTTTGACGGTGATGAATATGACGATGAAGGTGATGGTGACGAATATGGTGAAAGCCAAGGTCTAAATCCTGGCGAAGGTGATATCAATGGTTCGGCTCATGCTGGCAAAGGTGCTGGTCCTGCCGACCGTCCGATCAACGCACCTCGTTCTGAAACGGACGATAACTGGCAGCGTAAGTCGGAAGAGATTGTTAAGAACGAAAACTCCACTTTCGTTTATGTAACAATGCCGACTGTCAATTGGGACAAAGCCCTTAATGACTTCAAGGTCGTCCTTAAAGATTGGCGTGAAGAACTTGCTGGCCTTCGCCGTGATGCTTATGGTCGTGGCCTTACTCAAGAGTATTACACGATTGCTCGTGCGGATATGATGACTTGGAAAACGAAAGAAAAAGATTCCATCTCCTTCATGGTCAAGGAGTTTGAACAGCGCAAGGCTGCCGAACTTTATGCTCGTATCAATGTGGCTAAAACTGGTGTTATCGATACCAATAAACTACATTCTTACAAGTATAATGACGATATCTTCCGCCGTTTGTCGGTTATCCCGAAAGGTAAGAACCACGGCTTTGTGATGTTCATTGACTGGTCTGGTTCAATGCATTACAGCCTTAAAGAAACGATGAAACAGTTGTTCTCCCTTTGCTTGTTCTGCAAACAAATCGGAGTGCCTTTCGAGGTGTATGGCTTCAAAGATTGTGGTGGTGACAATCCTTTTAGCTATATCGGTAAACAGAATGTTATCAAAGGTGACCGTGTGGTTCTTCGCAACTTCCTTTCTTCTCGTATGAACACGGAAGAAATGAACTTTGCAATGTCCTTCCTTTGGGCTGCTGGTATGGGTATTTACTTACAGTCTGATGGTATGGGTGGTACGCCTCTTAATGATGCTATCATGATTGCTCCTAAGGTTGTCCGTGACTTTACTAACCGCAACAAACTGGAAATCACCAATGTCGTTTGGCTGACTGACGGTGATTCCAATGGTGCGAACGGTATTGAACATTCGACCGAACCTCGCAACTATACCAAAGGTCATAACACTCGGTACTTTTATGTGGATCCCAATACTAACAAAACGTATGATTGGTATCCTCATCTTTGGTATCATACCCGTGACAACACCAATACGTTGCTCCGTATTCTGAAAGATAGCACTGGTTGTAACCTTGTTGGTTTCTTCCTGTATGAGTATAACAACTTTAAACGTATCGATAATGATTTTAATGTCTCTAACGGTAACCCAGAGGCATTTGTCAAAGCCCGCAAGTTCTGGACGGATAACAAGTTCTATCCTGTCAAGAGTGCCGGCTATGATGAATATTACATTATCAATACGTCGGCTATGAGAGATACGGATAACAATCTGGAAATCGACAATAGCGGTACCAAAAAGATGACCGTTAAAAAGATGGCTTCGGCATTCTCCAAGTTTGCCGCTAAAAAGACTGTCAACCGTGTCCTTCTCCGCAACTTTGTGGAACGGATCGCTGGTCATTCTAAGAAAGCAGCATAAAAACAATGACTTACCGGGTGGTTGACAAAGCCACCCGGTTATGATATACTCCGTATATAATGATGATTCAGTGAAAGGAAACATTATGGCTAAGCGTATTGATCGTACCGAGTTCCTCGATAAGGTTCGTTTCGAGTTCGGTGCTATCCGTGAAATCACCCGTCCGCAGGTCCTTGAGATTTGTGAAAAGTATAATCTTGACCGTCCTAACTGGCTGCTAAATGATACGACCCGCCGTATTGGTCGTGGCGTTTATGCTATGTTTGAAAATGGCACTAACCCTAAGGCAACTGCCAAACCAGTTGCTAAGGCTCCGAAACTGGCTCCCGTTGAGCCGTCTGTTACTGTGGCAATGGTTGCTCCGTCCGTTCTTTCGCAAAATGCGGAACTTTCTCTTGTACCTGAAAAGGCTACTGGTTATGTACCGTTCGGTAACTTTGCTGATGTTCGTTCTATTATCAAGTCTCGCAAGTTTTATCCCGCTTACATTACTGGTCTTTCTGGCAACGGCAAGACCATGATGATTGAACAGGTTTGTGCCCAAGAAAAG